GACACGGATATAAGCTGCACCTATTCTCATTTCGATCATCCTTTCGTATAAAAATATTAAAAAAGGGTATAAAAAATACACCTCTTGCGAGGTGCCCGAAAGAATGATATAATTCAAAGTGTTCGATTTTGAATGTATCTTTCCGGGCATCCGGCGAGAGAAATCTATGTGAAGCCGTTCGGTGTTGGTAGCACCGGGCGGTCTTTTTTATTCGTTCATTAACATTGATAAAATTGATAACGGTAGTTCGTATTCATCAAGTGCTACAATTTGAGGATTGACAGTATTTTCTTTTTGAATAAGTATACCGTTTGACGTCATTTCTGCTTTAATTATTTTAGATATTGGATACGAGAAATTTTTTGTATTACCGACGAATGCGATTCTTTTATTTGTGATATAAAATATACCTTCGTCAATGGTGTCGATAGTTGTTGATGTTGTTTTTCCGACGTCAAATAAACCGGCGCGATATCTCACACCCTTACATATTTTAAAACTAACAGCTGGGCCAGCGTAGCCTACCTTTTGAGTACGAGTTACGATTTTTCTTAAGTGCGAATAGTCTGCAAGATGGGCTATCTCATTCTTTTTTAATGGAAGTTCAATTGTATCATTGTCCAGTTCGGGCAGTGTTAGATTGTTATTAGCTAACCATATAAGATTTTTTCTTTTAAAAATATAAAATTCTTCTTGCGGTATCGTTATATTAAAAGTTTCTGTTATTTTGCAAAATTCATCAAATACTTTAGGAGATAATGAAGGCTCTTTTAACAAAGACACAGCATATGTTTTAAATTGTTTTTCCATTTCAGATTTTTGAAAATGCGGTTGTACGTTATATTCTTCTACAATCTTATGAAGTGTGTTTATTTCGTCTGTATTTTTGAGCGAATATATTTCCGCAAGTTTTCTAGAATATTCCTTTTCTCCTTGTATTTTGACCAGCTTTAGTTCTTTAGATAGTTTATTGTCTTCTTTAATTTCATTTGCTTTTTTCTTTATGAATGAAAACAGACCCATTTTGACACCACCTCATATTTTTATTTAATTAATATCGCCTTGAAATGCGATAGCCTTGCCTAAAATTCTAAATGACAGACAATTTGAGTTATCAAATACCATAGGTTTATACCTTGGATTTTCAGCACGCAATTCGACGAAGCTATCAGAGATATAAACACGTTTTAATGTAACAGCGTCGTCGATAGCCACAGCTGCGATTTCGCCGTTTTCAACTTCCGGTTGTTGATGGATAAATACGATATCACCGTCATAAATACGTGCATTTATCATACTATCACCTTGCACACGCAGACAAAAGTCTGCTTTTATAAAATTACCACATTGAACATATGAATCGAAACATTCTTCTGCCATGACAGGTTGTCCGGCTGCTATTTTACCCAGCAGTGGGATTTTTTTTGTTTCTATTGGAAATATGTTAGCATGATTGGGAATTGTTATGACATCTGATTTCACATCTGCACCCATTAACCACGGTATAGAAACATTCAATGCTTTGGCTATTTTTTCAAGACTTTGTTGATTGGCTTTATAGCTTCCTTTTCTGTACTGACTTATTGCACCTTCATTAACTCCGCTTAAACGTGATAATTCTGCAGCGGTCATATTTCTCATATCGAGTGCTTCATTTAATCGATCTTTAAATTCAGTCATTGTTTTCACCCCACAATCATATTATAAAGAAAAACTTTAGAAATTTCAAGAAAAACTTTAGAAAACTATTGACTATAGAAATCTAAAGTGTTATAATCCAAAAGCGAAAGGGGGTGTTCAATGTGTCGAAAATTACTGACTATGATTATTCAAAGTTACTCGGGCGTATGCGGGAGAAAGGTTATACTCAAATCGAAGTTTGTAAAAGAATGCGAATGTCTGAAACAACACTAAATCTCACATTAGGAAATAAGAGACCGTTTCGTCAGACAGAAATTTCTAAACTGTGTAGTATTTTAGAAATTCCGATGGAAGATGTCGCATTGTATTTTTTTTGCCATTCTACTTTAGAAATCTAAAGAAAGGCGCAAAAAAAATAGCAGCTCGAAAGCTGCCAAAACAAAAAAATAAAAACCACTGAAATTATACCACGAAAGAGGTGAGCTTGTGAACGAAATGCAAATTTTTAATAATCCTGAATTCGGGCAGATCAGAACTGTCGATTATAACAATGAACCGTGGTTTATTGCAAAAGATGTTTGTGAAATATTGGAATTGAGTAATGCGACAGTAGCGTTACAAAGATTAGAGTTTGATGAACTGACTAAGTTGAACTTAGGCAGTCGTCAAGGTGAAACGAATATCATAAACGAATTCGGACTTTACTCTTTGATTCTCGGCAGTAGGAAGAAAGAAGCTAAAGCATTTAAACGCTGGATCACGCATGATGTAATCCCGGCGATTCGTAAAACTGGTAAATACGCTTTGAACACTGAACCTTATGATCCTGACAAACTTACTTATAATCAGCTATCAGAGATAGCGACAATTTTGAAAGGCTGTCCAAAGTACAAACTGCCGTTGATCTGTCAGTTGTTTCAAATTCCATTGATTGAAAGCAGTGTGAGTTTTCAAAATCAGACTATCGACGATTTTATGACAGAGTTTTTGCAACAGTACAAGCAGAACTTGATTATGAAACAGGTGCTTTACGGACATTACCTGCGCTATTGTCGAAAACATAATGTATCAGGAGTTACAGACAGGTCGTTTTCACGCTACATAACTGGTAATTATAACGTTGATATTGTTCAACGCCGAATGGGTTTTATGCGTGAAAGATTTTATAAATTTAATGGGGTGTGATAAATGTGACTGAAATCAAAATAACTGTTGAAACAGTTGGACACCCGCAACTTGAAAAAATCAATCGTTTTGGCGAAGCGATCAGAAAATTTTATGCAGAGCCTAAAAATGTTATAGCTTTTGAAAAATGGAAGAAGGAAGGTGCTGCAGTATGAGAAATCCGCGTTGCGGTGTTGGTGCTTATGTTTGGGCTTGTCTTTGGTATTGGTGGATTGAAGTATCGATCTTTATTATCGGCTTTGTTCTAGGTCTGATGTTCTCAAGGTTTTTCTAATGCAGCTTTACGAACATCAAAAAACAGCACTCGCATATCTTCGATCGCTGGATTCGTTCATGCTCTTTATGGAGCAGGGAACAGGCAAAACAATACCGACACTGACGCGGTTAAATGAGCTTATAAAATCAAAGGCCATAAAAACAGCTCTTGTAATCTGCCCAAAGTCAGTAATGGGATCATGGGATCGAGATATTCAGATGTTCGACACTGAATCGCAGATCAGGCTGAAAACTCATGTTGAAATCATCAACTATGACAAAGTTTGGCGGTATGACCGAAACAAATTCAATCCTTACGATCGGCAGTATGACTCTATCGTGATTGACGAAGCTCACAGTATCAAGAATCGGACTTCAAAGCGGGCTGCGTTCATCTTGAAGATTGCAGTACAGGCAAAATACAGATACGCGCTGACAGGTACACCGATATCAAACGGACAACTTGAAAATTTTTGGTCTTTGATTTGTTTTCTTGATCCGTATTTAGTCGGCAGCAGGGTTTACAGTAACATCTTCAGGCTGACTGACGGCGGGAAGGGTACTTATTACGAATTTCTCGATAAGTATGCTTTATTAGATCAGTTTCATAAGCCTTACAGGTATCGAAAAATCAGTGAATTACAAGAAATTGTTGATCAGTATTCGTACAGGGTTACGAAAAACGAATGTCTTGATCTGCCTGACAAACTTCCGGACGAGATTATCGAACTGGAGCTTCCGGACAAAAAGCTTTATAAGGGTATCGCGAAACATTCGGCAAGCCTTGAAATGGAATTCGTCGCTGATAATCCACTTGTTAAGCTTACAAAACTTCGTCAGATTGCAAGCGGATTCCTGATAGACGACACCGGGGAAGCGGTTGAACTGAAGTGTGAAAAAATCAACGCACTTGATGAATTCTTAGACGGGTTTGATAAAAAGCTTGTCATCTTTGCAGAATTCACGAGAAGCATTGACAACATTTCAGCACTGCTGAAGAAACGAAAGCTGAAATCCATAGTATTAGACGGACGGCAGAAAAATAAGAGCATATGGAGAGAATTTCAGGCTGATGAATCAATCCGCGTAATAGTCTGTCAGTATGTCAGTGGCTGTCAAGGCATTGACCTGTTTGCAGCTGATACGATCCTTTACTACGAACCGACGCTGCGATCAAACATTTTAGAACAAAGCCGTGACCGCATACACCGGAACGGACA